ACATTCTAAATGGATTTTTGATGCTGATGAAGTAATTGTAGCTACAGATGCTGATGAAAATGGCAAGGCTTTGAGGTTGGAGATTATTCATAGATTTGGCAAAGACATCTGTAAAGTTGTCAATTTCCCTAGATTAGATGATTGGCAATGTAAAGATGCCAATGAATGTCTTATTGAGTATGATACTAAAATATTAAAGGAATGTATACAGTTTGCTGAAGAATTTCCAGTACAAGGATTACATGGAGTAAAAGAGTTTCATAATGCTGTACAAAATATTTATGATGGTAATGAACAAAAGGCATTTAGCACAGGTTTCAAAGAGCTAGATAAAATATATAAAATAATGCCAAGTACATTTAATTTAATAACAGGTATACCTAATCATGGTAAAAGTAATTTTTTAGATCAGATACTTTTAAACCTTGCTGAAAATGAAAACTGGAACTTTGCTGTATTTAGTCCAGAACATTCTACACCTAATCACATAAGAAGATTATTAGAAAAAAGATGTAGAAAGCCATTTGATATTGGTATGACTGCTCGTATATCACAAATTGAATTAAATGATGGGATAGACTTTTTAGATGCACATTTTAGATTTATTGAAAATACAGAAGAAATACCAAACATAGATTTTATACTTAAAAAAGCAAAATTAGCTAAACAAAGGTTTGGCATTAAAGGATTGGTAATTGATCCTTTTAATCAAATATCACCAGACAGAGATTACTCAAAACGAGAAGATGAACATATAAGAGATATAATTGCAAAATGTCAGCAGTTTGCTAGAAATCATCAATTAGTTGTTTGGATGGTTGCTCACCCTCATAAATTATATAGAAATGATAGTGGAATAATACCCCCACCTGATCTTTATCAAGTAAGTGGTTCAGCACATTGGGCAAATATGAGTGATGCAGCAATAGTTGTACATAGAGATTTTGAAGATGATACAACAAGAATTATAACTAGAAAAATAAGAGAACAAGGTGTGTATGGACACATAGGAGAATGTTTCTTTAGTTTTGACAGTACAAGACGAGTATATGAAGAAACATTTGATAAAAATGAATAATGTGATACCATTTATAAAGCATGGGAGAGCCAAATGAAGACACAACTATTAGATATTAATACTATTACCCCTTATGCAAGAAATCCAAGAAACAACTCTATGGCAATAGATTCTGTAGCAGCAAGTATTAAAGAGTTTGGTTTTCAGCAACCTATAGTAGTTGATAAAGATAAAGTCATCATTGTAGGACATACAAGGCATCTAGCAGCAAGGCAATTAGACATTAAGACTGTTCCTGTAGTCATTGCTGATAAACTCACTGATGCCCAGATTAAAGCCTATAGAATAGCTGATAATAGAGTTAATCAAAATGCAACATGGGATTATGAATTATTAAAAATTGAATTTGAAGAAATACCTGATGAGTTGTTATTTGCTACAGGTTTTGATGAAGGGGAGTTAAAATATATAAATGATGGCTGGGATTCTAACCATGAGAAGATGGAAAACATTGACCCTATAGATTCTGTAGATTTAGAAAAAATTATTGTTAAATGTACAAATGAACAAAAACAAGAAGTATATGAAGCAGTAAGTAATGCAGTACAATCGTTAGGATATGATGATGTTGAAGTTGCCTAAGGCAAATATATTAGTTGCTTTTCCTTACTTTAGCAAACAAATACAAAAAACATTAGATAATACTGATCCAAATGATTTTAGATTAATAATTGATTCTGGTGCTTTTACAGCATGGAATCTTAATAAAGAAATAAGTTTTGATGATTATTGTACATTCTTAAAAAATCTACCTAAACATTGGGAATATCATGCTGTTCAAATGGATGTATTTGGCAACCCAGAAGAAACATATGTTAACTATAATAAAATGTTAGATATGGGATTTGATGATATTATGCCTGTATTTACAAGAGGAGATACCACAGAAAGACTAGAAGAATTTTATGAAAAAACTGACTACATAATGTTTGGTGGCATAGTCATTGGTGGAAAGAATACAAATTATATAAGATGGTTTCATAATCAAAATAAGAAAAGAAAATCACATTGGTTAGGTTTTAACAACACAGAGTTTATAAAGCATTATAGACCAGAATCAGTTGATAGTAGTACATGGAACAATGGTCAAAGGTTTGGCAGATTAGATTTATACCAAGGGCATGGCACATTTGACAGCACACAAAGAAAAGATTGGGTAGATGAACCAACACCAAAAAGAATTAATTTATTAAAAAAATTAGGATTTGAACACAAAACAATTTTAAAGTTAGCTAAAAAAGAAGCATGGACAGGTGGTAGTCATTCAGTTTTTCAAAAGAAAGATGAATATAAAGGACTTGCAGCATATATAAATAATACAAGTCATTTAAAAAGAGCAATAGATATTGAAAAAAATCTAGGCACAAAGGTTTATCTAGCCTGTGGTAATCATTCACAAATTGAAAGTTTGCTACATAGCCATAAACTACTAATCAATAATAACTTAGTATAAAGGAAATAAAATGAGTGATACAAAAAACCTAACCTTACTTGGAGCAAACACAACTGATTATTCTGCTGACTACAACCCAGATATATTAGAAACATTTGATAATAGATTTCCAAAAAATAAATATGAAGTAAAATTAAACTGTCCAGAATTTACACATATATGCCCTAAAACTGGTCAACCTGATTTTGCAACAATTATTATAAAATACTGTCCAGATAAATTACTTGTAGAAAGTAAATCATTAAAATTATATTTATTTGGTTTTAGGCAACATGGTTCATTCCATGAAGATTGTGTGAATATAATAGCAAAAGATTTATTTGATTTAATGCAACCTAATTGGTTAGAGGTTCATGGTGACTTTATGCCTAGAGGTGGAATTAGTATTATCCCTACTGCAAGATTGGAGAAGTAAATGAAAAAAGCAATGGTAATTCTTAGTGGGGGGCAAGACTCTACCACTTGTTTATTTTGGGCATTAGAAAACTATGATCATGTAGAAGCTATTACATTTGATTATGGACAAAAACATATCATTGAAATAGCAGCAGCAAAAACCATAGCTGAAATGGCAAATGTTTTACATTATACAGTAAAGGTACCAAATATTTTAAGATCAAGAAGTCCTTTAGTAGATGAAAGTCAAACATTAGAAACATATGATAATTATGAAGACATGGATAACATTATAGGTGATAGAGTTGAATTAACTTTTGTTCCTATGAGAAATGCTTTCTTTATAACAATAGCAGCAAACTATGCTTTGCATAATGATATTTATACTTTGGTCACAGGTGTTTGCCAACAAGACAATGCAAACTATCCTGACTGCAGAGAATCATTTATACAAAGTCAAGAAAAGACTATTAATGAAGCATTAGGCATAGATAATTTTAAAATTGTAACTCCATTAATTAACATGACAAAAGCAGAGTCAGTTGAGTTAGTTAATGGTTTAGCTATGTTTGGTGAGAATAAATGTATGGATGCACTAGCATATAGTCATACTTGTTATTCAGGAGTTTATCCACCTTGTGGCAAATGTCATTCTTGTGTCTTAAGAGCATATGGGTTTGAACAAGCAGGAGTTGATGATCCATTGATAGTTAGAGCAGCAGAGGAACAAATGAACCAATAGTAGAGGTGTAATCATAGGCAAAGGGTTACTTTCCACCCCTTGTACCTCATTTAAAAAGGAAAAATTATGAACAGTTACAACAAAACATTAAAGAATAAGTTAAAACAACAAAATATTAATTTTAAAGCAAATGATAATATAAGTGAACACATTACAGAAAATGACTTAAATATCATTAGAGAAAATGTACATACAGCAATGCTAGGTGTATTAGATGCTTTAGTTATAGATTATGAAAATGACCACAATACACAAGACACAGCAAGACGAGTTGCGAAGATGTATGTTGATGAAATTTTTAAAGGCAGGTATTATCCTATGCCTAAAATTACAGACTTTCCAAATGCAAAAAATCTAGATGAACTTTATACAATAGGACCTATTACTATTAGATCAGCTTGTAGTCATCATTTTGTACCTATATTTGGTAAAGCATGGATAGGTGTAATACCAAGTGATAGGGTCATTGGCATATCAAAGTTTAATAGAATAACTGATTGGATAATGTCTAGACCTCAAATACAAGAGGAGTCAGCAGTACAATTAGCAGACATCATAGAAGAATTAATAAAACCAAAAGCATTAGCAGTTATTATAAATGCTAGTCATATGTGTATGACATTAAGAGGAGTTAGAGAAAATGACTGTAATATGGCAACATCAGTTATGAGAGGTTTATTTAAAGATGATAGTGATGCAAGATCAGAGTTTCTATCTATAAT